CAGACGATGTATCTGAAGGCACAAACCTTTACTTTACCAACCAACGTGCTCTAGATGCAACTTCTGCAGCGTACGATCCTGCTGGTTCAGCAGCATCTGCACAAACTGCTGCAGAATCTTATGCAGACGGTCTTGCTGTTAACTACGAGCCAGCAGGTGCTTCTCAAAGTGCAGTTGATGCCCTAGATACAGATGACATTGAAGAAGGGGCAACTAACCTATACTTCACAGACACAAGAGCAGTAGATGCACTTGAAGCAGTGGTACCAAACTTTACAGCAGTAGAGGTAAACTCTCTTGCAAAGCAGGTAGCAGCAACATCATCATCTCTAGGAAGCGTTGTGGTTACCGCATACTCATTTAACAAGTCGGAATATAAGACAGCAAAGTTTATCGTTAAGATTGACAATGGCACCGAAAATGAGGTAACAGAAGTGCTTCTAACACTAGATTCAGGAGACAATATTGCTATTACAGAATATGCAATTGTTGGAACAAATGGCTCTAGAGGAACCATTACGGCAGACGTAGTTCTTTCAGATGTTAGACTACGAGTTAACCCAGTAAATGATTCAACGATTAACGTTGTTGGAACATTGCTTGCTTAATAGGCATTAATAGAAGTACCCCCCATGAAATATTGGGGGGTATTTTTGTTTCTAATTAATGGTATAATTAAAACTTAGGAGATGCCTTGACAACAACAGACAAAGACTTTAAGGTTAAGAATGGCCTTGCTGTAAATGACGGCGGTACATTCGGTGGACCAGTCGTTGTTGGAACTCCCACAGAACCATCCCATGCAGTAACAAAAGAATATATTGATAGCGTAGCAGGTATCGGCGGTCTTGATGGCGGAACCCCAACAACAGAAGTCTACTCTGGCACCTTTGATGGTGGCTCACCTTAATCCCTATTAATATATGTTATAATTAACTTATATGCTTGGGCTAACCCCATTAGGAGATTTTTAAATATGGCAACTAGAATGCAACAGCGAAGAGGGACAGCCTCTCAGTGGGTGGCTGCAGACACAGTTCTAACCGCAGGTGAACTTGGTTATGAAACAGATACTGGTCAGTTCAAGATCGGCGACGGAACCACTGCATGGACATCTCTTGCATATTTTAAAGATACTTTAGACCTAGATATTGCTGGAAAAGCACCAATTAACAACCCAACCTTTACTGGAACAGCAGTCCTGCCATCCACAACATCAATTGGTGACGTATCTTCTTCAGAAATTGCAGTTCTAAATGGCATAACTGCATCTACAGCCGAACTAAATATCCTAGACGGAGTTACTGCAGATGCCTCAGAACTAAACAAACTTGATGGGCTTTTGGCTACAACATCAGAGTTGAATACAATGTCTGGCATTACAGCATCAACTAGCGAACTCAATAAACTTGATGGAGTTACCGCCTCTACCGCAGAAATTAATATCCTAGACGGAGTAACCGCATCTGCCTCAGAACTAAACCTTTTAGATGGCGTAACCGCAAGCACCGCAGAACTAAACCTTTTGGACGGAGTCACTGCTTCAACTGTAGAACTTAACTATGTCGATGGAGTAACATCTTCAATTCAAACACAACTGGACGACAAGGCTGACCTATCTGGTGCAACATTCACAGGAGATGTCACAATAGAAACAGACCTAACGATTGACGGAAACCTTACAGTTTCTGGCACTACCACAACAGTAGACGTTCAAGACTTGGTGGTAACAGATCCACTAATCTATATTGCAGAAGGAAACGATGCAAACCTGGTTGACATCGGTATTGTTGGATCCTTTGACGATGGAACATACCAGCACACAGGTATCGTTCGTGACGCATCTGCAAACAAATGGAAACTTTTTAAAGGCGTTACTGACGAACCTACAACTACAATTAACTTTGGTCAGGGCAGCCTTGATGTCCTAGCCGTTGGTGGCCTAGAAACTACAGACCTGACCGCAACAGGAGACGTTGACTTTACAGGTGCAACAATTACTGGAATTGACGCACTACCAGACCAAACTGGCAACAACGGAAAATATTTAACAACAGATGGAACAGACGCTTCCTGGGCAACGATTAACGCTACCCCTGCATTTAATGACCTAACAGATGTCACAATTACTTCAGCAGCAACAAACGACGTTATTTACTATGATGGTCTCGGCTGGGTAAATAAATATGTTGCATCTATTCCAGTCGCAACAAATTCTCAGACAGGAACTACATATACTTTAGTTCTTGGAGACGCTGGAAAGATTGTTGAAATCAATAATGCATCTGCAATTACTCTTACAATCCCAACAAATGCTTCTGTAGCCTATCCAGTAGGAACACAGATTACTTTGCTTCAAACAGGTGCAGGACAAATTACTGTTACTGGACCTTCTGGAGGTACTCTAAATGCTACCCCTGGAACCAAACTACGTGCTCAATGGTCTTCAGCCACCCTGCTAAAACGTGCTACTGACACATGGGTGCTGATCGGAGACCTTACAGCATAATGCCAGTATCATTTTTTAGTCAAGTAGCGTCATCAGTTAGAAAAAGATTTTTAGACACATTTTCTGCTAGATCAAACACAACTGGATCACTTGGCACCGCAACCGATGGCTCTTCATGGGATGCAGTAAACGGAACTATTCAAGTAACCACTGGTGCAGCAACAGCAACTACAACACCATCTGCTGGTTCTGCAGGAACAGCCTATCCAATGGCAACTGTTACTTTGCCAGTTCAAAATAATTCTATTTCATTGGGAGGAACAAATGAAGGATCTTCCGTTGCATTGTGGGTACAGAGCAGTTCTGACTGGTGGCTAGTTAATGTTGAAGGAACACAAACAACAAACACAAACTATGCGTCTGCTCAAAGTTATAACTATGCATTTGCACAAAACCTAACATATGGAACAAGCACAAACTATTATGGAGTTACAAACTATTATTCTGCTTCTGGCTATTATTCACAGTCTGGCGGAACTACCTATAACGTTGGATATAGAACGGTTGGTAGCCCATGGTCTTATCAGGCATTCTATTCGTCAACCGCTGGTGGAACAACTTATTATTTAGGAACAAGTTATTATGGAGCAACATCTTACTATACAGCGACTGGGTACTCAATAACATATGGAGCATTCTACCAATATACTTCGGCAGGTGCTTTTTACACCTATGCTGCAGGATCAACAACTGCATACAATGAGTATTTGAAAATTAGACAGTCTGTCGCCTCTACCGTGAGCATCATAGCCTCGTCCCTGATATCAACAACTCAAAGCATCAAGTCACTGATAGTTAGCACTTCTGGAAATCAAATTACAGCAAAAGCGTTTTCAGACTCTAATTTTGTTACACAAATAGGTAGCGACTTAGTCCATACTGCTACAGGTGCTACAATTAACACAAAATACGGAATTGCCGTTTCTCCATCTGCTTACAATCAAAGTGCTATAATTGGTACATCAGTAAATATTACTCGTAACTAATAGATTGGAAAAACATGAAGATCATTCGATTCTTCTCAAGAAAAGAATATGAAAACTCTGGTCAGCCAGTCGCTGCCAAAAAGATGATACCAGAATGGTATAAAGAATCAGAAAATGAGTTTATGGATAATAGGCTACCAGATTCCCCATTGGCATCTGGATTAAAAAAGTGTGTGCCTTTCCTAGACTCCATGATATCTGGTTATTTTTTAGTTACTCCAGTAGATATATTTGTTTCAAAAAACGAAGATGGAACTTTGAAGATTGGCTGGAACTCTTCAGAAATATTTAATGACTTTATAGCAGAAAGACCAAAAGAACTTGGTGAAAAAATGCCAAGACCAGCAGGGCATTATCCAAACCATCTTGCATGGAAAGGATTTTGGGGCTTCAGAACACCAAGGGGATGGAGTGTTCTTGTTACACATCCTTTAAATAGACACGATCTTCCATTCACCAGCACGTCTGGCATTATGGATGCAGACAAATACTCAACTTCAGGGAACATTCCGTTTTTTATCAAAGAAGACTTTGTTGGCGTAATTCCAGCAGGAACACCATTTGCCCAACTAATACCAATTAAACGTGCTTCATGGAGATCAATATCAAATGACCAAGGCCTTGTGTATCTAGATTCTTTACAAGGGCAAACGGTAAGAACACCAGGAAAAAGTTATAAAAAGTTGTTTTGGCAGCGTAAGGACTATAACTAATGGGCTTTAAAAAAGAATATAAGATTTATGGAGACCTGCTTTTTGAACACAAGCCAACCATAAGATCACTAATACTACATATTTTATATAATAACTTTATAAAAAAGGAAAGGGCAAAACTTTCGGTCTATAGGGAAAATGCAGCATTCCAAGATCCATCAAGACAATTAGAATCAATTCCTACCAAGTATGTTGCAATGATAGTTGACGGTAGCGTAAAAGAAATGATTAGGCTACATGAAAACGCAGCAAATATTCTTTTGTCTAACAAAACAAAGTTGGTAGAGTTTGATCCACAAAATGTTCAAGTTAAAAAAGATATGAAATACAAGAATGGGAAATTTATAACAAATGAAGAAAATTAAGTTTGTTTCAACTAATGTGTCCTTACTTCTGGCTAAACCAAGGCCAGCATCTAAGGAGATCCCAGAGTGGTACAAAGAACTAGACGGCGTGGTTGATAAACAAGAAACAATAAAGAAATGTATGCCAATTTTAGATGCCTTTACCGCAGGATATACTCTGGTTTTGGCTGCGGATGTTCACTTTAAAAACGGAGAATGTCAAGAAATTTCTAAGATTCCAATGGTAGCCACTCACACCAAAGAGCAGATGGGAAACTTCTCTTTGCCAAAAGAATATAGTTCCCAGCCTTTTAAGTGGTTAAATTATTTTCTTACAAAAACACCAAAAGGATACAGCAGTATGTTCATGCACCCTATAAACAGGCCAGACTTACCGTTTTATACAATGACTGGTGTGGTAGATACTGACACTTTTCCAGTTCCAGTAAATTTTCCGTTTTTTGTTAGAGAAGATTTTGACGGTATCATACCAGAAGGAACACCTATTGCCCAAGTGATTCCATTTAAAAGAACTGACTGGAGGTCAGAGGTAGACGATGAAAACCAGGCCAACCCACCACTTTGGTTTCTAAATAATGTGTTCAATCCACCTTTTAATTTCTATAAAAGAACATTCTGGAAACGCAAAAAGTATCAATAGATAAAATAGGCAGTTAAGTATGGTAGAATGGACTAGGAGAATAAATGTCTAGCCCTTCTAACCTATATGCCGAGAAAATCTTTGCCGAACATCCACTAGCCCTTTGGGCATTAGATGACAAGGCAGAGTACGCAACCCTGATCTCTGAAGCACAGAGAAATATGGACGATGCCATGCATTGGACGGTATCCGCTAATAACGTATCCATATCAACAGAAGACTTTGATAAGCCATTTCCAAATAGTTATCAAATAAGCCTACTAGGCAATGTTCCATCTGGAGCAACAGGCTCTGTCGTCTGTACTAGCAATGAATTGTCATTCGGACTTGACGAATTAAACGAATATTTTGCAAACTTTTCGATAGCCTCTTATGTATACATAAACTCAGTTTACTTGTCTAGTTTACAGATAGGATATGAATATAACAAGGTTAGCGACAACTCTTTGGTTTCTAACTTAGTTACATATTCAGCCATAAAGCCAGAACAATGGGTCCATGTCTCTGAAACCTTTAAGATTCCAGAATCCGACGCAGAAGAGTTTAGAATTGTTATTAAATTTAACTATATTTCTGGCGGAGCAACTCCAGCAGATTACGAATTTTTGGTAAATGGACTAACAGTTGGCCAGTGGTCCGAAGAATTTTCTGCAACATCGCTTGGTCAAACTACTCAGGCTATCACGGACAGTATATCTTTAAACGCTTTGCACAATGCTGTGTCTGCAGACGTATATGGTTTGCAAAACAGGAATGGCTACTACCTAACAAAAGACAATGCTTTGGTAGCAAGAAATTCTGGATTGCCGATGGTTTATGGTGCAGAGTCAACTACATATATCTATCCAAATGGAAACAAGCCATCTTTAATTATTCCTGGATTTGGATTTCTAAATAAGGTTGGAGAATATCAAACATTCACTTTCGAGACATGGCTAAGAATAAACCCTAAGAATGTTGTGCCCAGAAGAATTATAGGGCCTATTGAATCAGAAGATGGAGTCTATGTAGATCAATCATTTATTGTTTTAAAAATCGGTAATGTCGTGGCCTCTCACTCAATTGGTGAGTGGTATAGACCAATGCTTCTTGACCTTAGATATTCTAAAAACGAGGCCTCGCTACTTATAAATGGAGAGCAGATTATTTCGCTACCTCTAAGCAATGCAATAGTATCTTTTCCAGAAAAGTATAATAATGATAGTGAGGATCAGGACTGGATTGGGTTCTATTCTTATGACGACATTACTAGTTTTGAAATAGACTGTCCAGCGATTTACTCATATCAAGTGCCAAAAGTTCTTGCAAAAAGAAGGTGGGTATTTGGACAGGGCGTTGAATACCCAGAAAATATTAATGCAGCCTACGCAGGAACTTCTGTTTATGTAGACTATCCATTTTCAAACTATTCAAACAACTACAACTATCCAGACTTAGGTAGGTGGAGCCAGGGGATTGTAGAAAACTTATCTACAAACGCTAACATCTTGTCTATGCCAGACTATGAACTACCAACGCTAGTATTTGAAAATGGAACATCCTACGACTCCTGGATTTCAGAAAACAATGACCTACAAACAGACGAACCATATTTTATTAGGATTCAGCCAGACGCAGAGGAAAGTTCAGAAGGGTACATGTACTTTGAAAAACTTAATGTTCTGACCCAACCAGTAAAAGCATTCTTTGGAGTATTTCAAGAGTACACAACTGCAACAGATCAAACACTGTTTTATATCGAAGACGAACTAACGAATAATTACTTTGAGATTAAGATAGATGGTTTAGAAATAGATTACAATTTGAAGTATGGAAACTCACTACAAACATTAGCAACAATACCAAGACCGTCAGTTGGAGAGCAGTTTGTTGTGGGCATTGACATAGACAGTTTCTCATCTACCTTTGGTGGAAACGCTTCGTCTTTCTTTAATAGAATAAACTCTCTTAGCCTTTATGTCGGTGGTCGAAAGACATTTGAAAATACCACAAAAGCAAACATACTAAAAGTTGGTTTCCTAAATCAAAGAAATCTTGCAAAGGTCAAAACTGCATTTTTGGATAATGGGGTTACCTATCCAACATTTATAGACGGAGGAACACCAGCAGCAACTGGAACTACAACAGTAAATGGTGGCACACCAACAACAACAACATGGCAGAACTTCTACGATGGCGGAGGTGTTTACGAAGAACTATTCTATCACATAGCAAGTTACACCCTAATACCAAAGATGTACCTAGACGAGTTTTCCCTAGACATTGCCATTGACGCATACTGGGAAGACTATGTTCCGCTAAAGTATTTTGCTAGGTATGTAGACGACTCTTCAAACAACAAGGTCTACGCACTTGACTTTGTTCAGTTTAACATGCTATATCCCAAACTAGAACTATTTACTCAGGGGATCTACGACACAACAAACTCTATCGTAAAGTCTTATATATCATTCCAGTACCTTGCAACTGGTGCAAATTATCCAGAGTCATTGTTTACTGAAAAGATTCCACTGTCAAGCACTAACGTTGTAGACCCAGGATCGTCCTGGCAATACAAGAAATATGAAGTTCTTAATGACACAGTTATATACCCACCGACAGGCGTAAACTTTGAAAACTTGGCAATCGTTGTTCACCTTGAAGTTGTCGTCAATGGAATGAACACATATCCACTATCAATTAAGACCTTACAGTTTGCATCGCAATCATTGAACCACACAAAGCCAACTGCTATTGGAACAAGGTTTGGAAAAGAAATCTATCAATACACAAAGAGTGGTCTATCTACTAACTACAAGGCAAAGAACCCATATATCATTTACAAGAATTCTTCCCCATACCTATTCCTTACAAAAAACAGCGGTATTCAGCCAACAGGCACATTTAACAACATGGTCAGTCGTGGAATAACAATACCAGTAAACACATCGCTGACTACAGACTTCACTATAATTGCTGCCCAGTTGTCAATAAGGTCTAACGCAGAGTCATTTAGTACAGAGCCAGTCCAAATATTTGAGATTCAGGGTAAGACCAAGTTTACGCAATTCTACATGGTTGCAACAGACAGTTCTGGCAAACGTGCAAAGATCTACGCCATTGACGCATCAACTGGTAGACAAGATCCAAATATATCGTTTTATCTAAATGGAAAATTTGTACAGAATCCAGTAATAGGCCTTAAAGACTGGTCTGTTCTAGGCATAGCCTGTGCAGAACCAATGTCCTTTAACTCATACGTTGGTGCAGTTAGACTAACAGGACCGCTTGTCTTTAATAATATATCTTATTACGAAAAAACAGATGTTCAACAGATTACTCTGCAGGTCGGTAGGCCATGGTCAGAAGTTCTTCAACCAGTAACGTCTCCAGTAGATTGGACCTATTGGGATGAATCAACATGGAGAGAAGTTTTAAATATTAGATCGGTCACTGAATTTGACGTAGATCCAGGAAGCATCTATAAGGCGTACACTGGAACAAACAAGGTTATAGCAGAAGATGACAAAGTTCTGTCGTTCCTCACGTATGAATATCTTGCATATAAAGATGTTTCTTGGCAAACTCAAACCATCAAACCTGTATAATATGGTATACTATTGGTTATGAATACTGAAAAATTTACCGTGCCTGGTCAGATTGGCCAAACAAAAGTTCAGGTTTTGGACAAACAATATGACTGGGGTATCTATATCTGGAAAAAGGCTAACGGCAAGCCATTTACAGATGGTCAAGGTAACGTATTAAACGTACCGTCTCATAGGGGTGACCAAATTCAGATTCAAAAGTTAGTAAACGAAGCAAAGGCTCTAGGTCAAGGAGACGGATCGTATGAGTTCTATCCAGGAATGGGTAGAGTATCTGACGAAGAATACTCGGAGCAGGTAGACAGAATGAAACAGGGACTTATCCCAAACCTTAACGATCTTGGTGCAGTTCAGGCAGCCAAGGACACTATCGCTATGTATGGAAGTGATGATTAATGTCAGAAGAATATGAGTACAGAACTCCATATATCCGTGATATCGGAATGCCAGAGTTTCAAGAAGAAGTCAATGTCTTTAAGTCACATGACCCATTTGCAAAGTCATGGGACGACCTTAAGGGCTTTGCTGGTATCGAAAAGAACTTTAAGCGTAGAACAGATCGAATCGAAAAACTTAACAACGACCCAGTTGTAGAATCAACCCTACAATACAATAACGTTGACGTAGTGTCTAGAGGGTATCAGGACAGTGCACTAGCAAACCAAACAGGCATTAATGGTGCACAGTCAAAAGAAATCAACCCTGGAAAAGTATATAGAAACGGCTACGGACTTTTTGACGTAATCACTCCACCATGGAACCTATACGAACTATCAAACTACTACGACACCTCGTTTGCCAACCACGCAGCCATTGACGCTAAGGTTGCAAACATTGTTGGCCTTGGATATGAGTTCCACCCAACAGACAGAACCCTGATGGCTCTAGAGGCATCTGACAACCCAACAGCAGTTGAAAAGGCACGTAAGCGTATCGAACGTGCCAAGGTAGAAGTTGGAGAATGGTTCGAATCACTAAACTCAGACGAATCTATGACATCTATTTTTATGAAGGTCTGGACAGACTATGAATCCACAGGAAACGGATACCTTGAAATTGGTAGAACCGTAAGTGGAGAGATTGGCTACGTAGGACACATTCCTGCCACAACCATGCGTGTACGCAGACTTCGTGACGGATATATCCAGATTATTGGAAACAAGGTTGTTTACTTCCGTAACTTTGGAGCAAAGAACGTTAACCCGATTACCAATGACCCAAGACCAAACGAAATCATTCACCTAAAGCAGTATTCACCACTAAACTCATTCTATGGCGTTCCAGACATCTTGTCTGCTGTTGGTGCCCTGCAGGGAGATGCACTTGCATCACAATACAACATTGACTACTTTACCAATAAGGGTGTTCCTCGCTACATCGTTACCCTAAAGGGTGCGAAACTTTCCGAAGAGGCTGAAGACAAGATGTTTAGATTCTTGCAGACAAGCCTAAAGGGATCGAACCACAGAACACTATACATTCCATTGCCAGGAGACACGGACACAAACAAGGTAGAATTTAAGATGGAGCCAGTAGAAACTGGCACACAAGAGGCATCATTTAACGAATACCGCATCCGCAACCGTGATGATATTTTAGTGGCACACCAAGTCCCACTGTCTAAAATTGGTGGTGGCGACTCTGCTGCTATTGCTGCTGCACTTGCACAGGACCGTACCTTTAAGGAGCAGGTAGCCAGACCATCTCAGAGAAATTTTGAGAAGGTTCTTAATAAGGTTATTAACGAAAAGACAGACATCATCTATCTGAAGTTTAACGAACTCACACTCACTGATGAAATTGCACAGTCTCAAATTCTTGAACGTTATGTTCGTAACCAGATTATGGTTCCTAACGAGGCTAGGAATGTGCTTGGCCTCCCACAAGTAGAAGGCGGAGACGAGCCCCTAGAACTAAGTCCTAGACAGGCAGCAGACGCTTCATCAAACACTAGACAGAATAGGGCAAGAGATTCTGAACGATCAAATAATTCTTCAGACAGCCCTGCAACAATTTCTGGAAGAAATCCGCAAGGGGAGGGTAGAGCCACAACCTAACATGTTATAATAAAGTAACAAAGTTAAAAAAAGGCTCTATAATTGTACTAGTATGACTATTTCAAAGGTACACTGGAACACCGAAGGCGACAACGTTCGACTTTCGATGCCGTTCAGTAAAGTAGATAAAGAACGAAGAATCGTTTCTGGTTTTGCAACGCTTGACAACGTTGACCGCCAGTCTGACATTGTCACGTCCGAAGCCTCTATGAAGGCATTCTCAAAGTTCCGTGGTAACATCCGTGAAATGCACCAGCCAATTGCTGTTGGCAAGATGGTAGCGTTCAAAGAGGACAAATATTTTGACCCTGAAACAAAGAAGTTTTATAGTGGAGTATATGTATCTGCATATGTTTCAAAGGGTGCACAAACAACCTGGGAGAAGGTACTTGATGGTACCCTTTCAGGTTTTTCTATTGGCGGTAAAATGAACAACTGGGATGATGCCTACGATGAGAAGATGGATTCTCAAATTCGTGTCATTAAAGACTACGATCTTTTTGAACTTTCACTAGTAGACACCCCAGCAAACCAGTTCGCAAACATCCTATCAGTTCAAAAAGTTGATGGAGTTCAAACACTCAATGGCGAGTCTGTTGACGTAGAGATTGAAAATGTATTCTGGGATCCAGAATCGGGTGTCGTAATGATGTCTGAAAATGAAGTTGAGAATAGCCCAACATCTGGACAGCCAATGCAAAACATAGGTTTCGTTGAAAAAAATGATAACGAAAAAACAGATATGATAAAGTTCTTAGTTGATAGTGCTAAAGGCATTAGTACATCTAAGATTAACAAGGAGGTAAGTCCTATGACTGACACAACAAATGAAGTAGTTGAAGTAGTTGCTGAAGAAGCAGTTGTCGAAGAAACTACAGTTGAAGAATCACAGGTCGCTCCAGAGGCAGAAACAAGCGAAGAAGTAACTGAAGATGCAGACGTTGAAAAGTCTGTAGAGACAACTGTTGTTCCATTGGTAGAGGCTATGCAGCCTACAGAAGATGGCGACACCAGAATGTCGGAAGAACAAGTTGTTGAGCCTGTTGCTAAGTCAGACGAGGTTCTTGAGACTGCAGTTGCAGACATCAAGGATACCGTTACAAAAGCCTTTAGCGACCTAACTGCAGTAGTTCAGGCACAAGCCGAACAAATTGCAGAACTACACAAGTCAATTGCAGCAGTAAAAGATGAGGTAACTGCTAGCAAAGACGTGTTTAACGAATTTGGAAAGAGAGTGGACGCTGTAGAGGCAGACACCGCTTTCCGCAAGTCTGGCGATCTCGGCGAGATCGTACAGGAAACTGAACCAGAACAGGTTCAGAAATCCCTATGGGGCGGTCGTTTCCTCAAAACTGCCGATTTATTCAAATAAATTAAAATCACTTTAGGAGGTGAACAATATGTCGGAAAAAGAAATTATTAAAAATCAACCAGGAACTTCTGGTAACCTAGGAGGAACTGCTCCTGGTCTATACCAAGGACAGGGTGCATTTGCATCAGGTTCTGACGATGGTATCAACGTTCCAGGTAATTACGCAAATGACGGTGCAATCGGAAACATTCCAACTGCACTGACAGGTGTGACAAATGGTGCAAACGCTGTTAACCCTTCGGGTGAAGCAGGTAGCGGTATCCTTCGTCCAGAGCAGGCAAGACGTTTCATTGATTACGTATGGGATGCTACTGTACTCGCCAAGGACGGTCGCCGTGTGACCATGAGAGCAAACACTATGGAACTTGAAAAGGTTAACGTAGGAGAGCGTGTTATTCGTGCTGCTGCACAGGCTGTTGGTGACTACACTAACGCTGGTGCATCATTCACAAAGGTAGAACTTACCACCAAGAAGATCCGTCTTGACTGGGAAGTTTCTGCTGAAGCACTAGAAGACGGTATTGAAGGAGGTGCTCTTGAAGACCACCTAGTACGTTTGATGACAAACGCTTTTGCGAATGACATCGAAGATCTAGCGATCAACGGTACTGGTGACTCAGGAGACGGAGCGTTCCTAGGAATTATGAACGGTTTCGTTAACAAGGTTACAACCAACGGAGATGCACACGAGTCAGTTGTTACTGTAAGCGATAACGCTTGGACCCCAGAGGTCATGCAGGACATCATCTTGGCAATGCCACGTAAGTATCGTGCACTTAAGAACAACCTTAAGTTCTACGCTGGTACTGACGCATTCCAGGGAATCATCAAGCACAACGGTACACTTGCAGACGCAATTGCTGAAGCATTCGCAGGAACTCCTGCAGGTACCCCTGCTAACCGTCAGGCTTACCTAGACGGTAACGGACAGACATTCGGTGGAGCACGTACTACTCGTGTTCTCGGAATTGATGTACAGGAAGTTCCTTACTACCCTGCAGGTTATGTAGACCTTACATTCCCTCAGAACCGTATTTGGGGTTTCCAGAGAGACATCACAGTCAACCGTGAGTACAAGCCAAAGAAGGACACAATTGAATACACAGTATTTGTCCGTTTTGGTGTACAGTGGGAAGAAGAGGATGCAATCGCATTCGCTGACGCTGGTTCAGACTCATAATCTGAAACACCCTTAAGAGGGGGCAGGGCTTAGGCTCTGCCCTCTTTTTAATTTTTATCTGTTATAATTATTGTTTAGGAGGTTATTATGTCAGAAATTAATAACAAAGAAAACCTTTTCTCATTTTTGTCAGAAGACAAGCAAGACGTAGATCTATCTTTTGCTGATGAAAGTGCTGAAGACGTATTGGTTGATCTAGACCAAGAAGAAGTCGTAGAAGAAAAGAAGGAAGAGGTTGTAACCCTTCCAGAGCCAAAGACAGAAAAGACAACTGTAGATTCAGTTGAAAATAATGTTGTAGGAACATCTACAAAGTCATCAAAAACCACAAAGAATCCAAAACTTACCACAGTAAAGAAAGAGGGCAAGCCAGAAAAGGTTGCCATCTACTCTTCAAAGAATGCTTCTTGGAATGGTGTTGGAACTGTCTACCGTGGATACAACATTGTTTTGCCAGAACACGCAGACAAGTGGCTTACACGCACACACATCCGACCTGCAACTCCAGAAGAAGTTGCCAAGGAGTTCGGTCTCTAAATGGAAGTAATGAGAGTTCCACCTTATCCTCTAACAACAACCTGGAATTTGCCAGATAACAACTATGACTATATTGTCTATGTTGAGGATTTGGTGGACCACTCATTCGAACAAACAACTATCACCTCTAGTTCTACAGGTGTTGTAACATATGTAGTTCCTGCAGACAAGGTGCAGTTTGACAGACAGTTTCTAATTAGATTCTATGACGAAGAGTTTGAGCACATAATCCTAGAATCAAACCTTGACATCATTAGACCATACACAGATCCCACGACACTAGGAACTACTGCATCAGAAATTGCGGAATACAAAAAGTGGGAACTCATAGCAAGATCACTAATTGACACATATACAGGCATTGGCTTCTATAACCACAAGTCTATTTTGCAGGTGCTTGGAAACGGACTAGACTATATGCCAGTATGGCGTGACGCAAATCGTGTTCTAAAGGCATATGAAAACAATGCCATGATATTCAACGGCGAAGACACAACAATCCTGATCACAGATTTTCAAACGACAGGAACAGACACTGTTATAGAAACAGATAGATCTCACGGATATGAGGTTGGAGACTCCGTAACTCTTGCAGGATTTACTGACACAGCATATAATGCCACGTATTCAATTCAGGAGATTGTGTCTCCAACAGAGTTTAGAATTATGAACATGACAGAGCCAACTCTTAATGGCCTAGAAACTGTAAAAAGAGTTTGGGCATATAACTTTAAGGTAACTCTAGACAACTCTGCTATTGTAAAAGAATTTACAGGATATACAAACATTATCTCTACAAACTATCCAAAACTTCCAGTGGGTAGAGGAGACTATGCATATGATGATAGGAACTATGGAACATTTGTGAATAACGCAGACTACCTATTTGTTCTTGACGAAGGCTTCCGTGCTATTCCAGCAGATATTCAGTACGCAACAGAGATGCTCATTGACGATCTAAAATGCGGAAAACTTGATTACTATCAAAAGTACATTACATCATATAACACAGATCAGTTTAGAATTCAGTTTGACAAGAAAATGCTAGAGGGAACAGGTAATATGGTAGTAGACAAGATACTTGATAAGTATATGAAGTCTATTACTAAAGTTGGGGTGCTATAATGGCTGCCTGCGAATCAACTGATTTTATTTTTCCACTGCTTGCAGACATCTACTATCCACTAACAGAGCAGGGTGCCTACGGAAACGTAAAAAAGACTTGGGTTTTGGATAGAAGCATTTGCTGCAATTTTAACGCCAGCGGTAATACAGGTGGCGAAGACGTTAAGCCAAACGTAAACATTACCAAAGAAATGATTCTTATTGGTAGAACAAAGACTGACGTTAGAATCTCAAGCCTTGACGATAGAAACGCTATCACAAATGTAATCATTACAAACATTAGAACTTCGGATGGTGTGCATATCTATAAAGAAACTGCAGGACCACGCTCTGGAAAGTCTACAATTTTTGAAGTGGCAGCCTACGATCCCTTTGTTGGCCCATTTGGAAGAATCGAACACTACGCTCTTGTAGTCAGAAGATCGGAAAACCAGGGGGTAGACGTATGATAAAGGTAACCTTAGACTCAAAAACATTTATGAAAGAAATGAACAATGTTATGAAATATTCCATTGGATTTCTTGAAGGTGCTCAATCTGGAAAGTCCGTGCTTCTAAAAAATATTGGAGTTCAGACTATAGAAATCTTAAAGCAGTATGTAGACTCAAACGCTAGAGCAAACCCACAAATGCTTCACCACATGTATGAGTGGAACTCTACAGGCAGCCCACAGGCAAGACTGTTCGACTTTGACTATACCGTTAGCAATCTGGGACTATCAGTTCTTTCTTCGTTTAGACAATCAACTTCTGTTAAAGATGGGTCGAACGTTCCCTTCTATGACAAAGCAAGAATTATGGAAGAGGGAATACCAGTAACCATTGTTCCCAGAAAGTCAAACGTTCTAGTCTTTGAAAATGATGGAGATACTGTGTTCTCTAAAGGGCCAATTGAAATTGAAAGCCCTGGTGGAAGACAGGTTAACGGATCATTTAACAGAACTGTAGATGAATTTTTCAATAGATACTTTACTCAGGCTTTTCTAAGAACTAGCGGTATTGGTCAATACCTAGAAAACCCAGTAGTCTTTAAAAACAATTTGCCAAAGGGAAAAAGGGCTGGAAGATCTCAGGGTCTTTCAACAGGCTATAGGTGGATTGCTAACGCAGGAATAGGAGCCTTGTAATGCCAATATCATATCCACCAATCTTAATCAATAAATACCTACAGCAAAAACTTGGAACAGCAGGTTTTGGTGCTGTCCCCATGTTTCCCACATACCCATCAGACTTTGATATTTCTGAGGGATTTACTATTGACGACCTAACAGAAGGCGGTAAGTTCTTGTTTGATGGTCAAGCAGCCGTATATGACAGAATGTTTAAATTTAGAAGAAAGCCATTTCCCCACATCAAGTGTGAACAACTCCTATACTATTTCTACGCCCTGACAGAGCAGGCGGTAGAGAACCTGATAGAGATGACCCAAAGACTATACGACCACCTAGACAGAGAAGACGAGTCTGCACAAGACCTCAATGAATGGATTCAGACTCAGGTAACAACAAATACAGATGGCGAAAGGGTCATTGTTGACCAGACTAGTGGCAAAGAATTTTATCCAGTATTCTTCCACAACATCAAGGTCTATCAATTAGAGGAAACCAGGGATATCGTGGACTTTGGCACAGCCAGGACTTTTGCAGGAAATAAGTTAATTATTGACTACGACTACCACACAGTCGGGTATTCTGACGATAAATATAACGGAACTTCTTTATAGTTGAAAACAGTGCTATACTATAACTGAGGAAACACCCCCAAATAATTCATAAAAGAAGAGGTGAAAAATTATGGGTACATACAGCAGAGGTACAAACGCTAACATTATTGTTGGTGCAGCAGCCTTGTTCACATACGAAAACGGTGAACTTACAGACGCAGCACTGCCAGCATATGTTGACGGTACATCTTACAGAGACACGCTAACTGACTACGATGGTGATGACGCAGGCTCTGGTTTCGATTTCCGTAACGTAGGTTATACTATGAACGGTCTTGAACTCCAGTTCCAGCCAGACTTCGGAGAAGTCCAGGTAGACCAGTTTCTAGACGTTGCAAAACTTTACAAGCAGGGAATGCAGGTTAACCTTAACACTACATTCGCTGAGGCAACTCTAGAAAACTTGCTATTCTCACTCGCAGGAAAGGACACAGACCTAACCACAGTGTCAGGCAATCCAACACTCAACCTGTCAGCAGGTGACATTGGAGAATGTCCAGTAGAGCGTGGTCTTATTGCAGTTGGTCCAGGTACAGGTGACTGTGCTCCGACCGAGCAAATCGAACGTGTTTACGTTGCATACCGTGCACTCTCAATTGAGAGCGTTACAGCATCAGCGAAGCGTGACGAGGCTACTATGTTTGAAGTGTCGTTCCGACTACTTCCAAACAACGATGCGTCTTACGGAAAGATCGTAGACCGCACCGTCTAATAACTAAATAGTGTGAGACTGCTCAGGTATTCGTACCTGGGCAGTTTCTTTTTGGTACAATAGAGTTATGGCTACTACAATATATAAAAGCAAAAACATCTACTTGGTAGATGGAACAGAGGTATACATTACCCCACTAAAAATTAAATACCTAAGACAGTTTATGGACAAGTTTGATCAAATTAAGGATGCCCAGGAAAACGGACAAGATCCAAATCAAATATTGATGGAGTCTGTTGTTATAGCAATGAAGCAATACTGTCCCCACATTAAGACGGTAGAAGACTTGGAGGACAGCATAGATATGCTAACTCTGTATGACTTTCTAGAGGCCTCAGCAGGAATCAAGTTAAAACCATCAGAAGAAGAAAAAGAAGAACCTGTTGATGACGAAAATACCTGGGGCAAACTAGATTTGGCAAAACTAGAAGCCGAGGTATTTTTGCTCGGCATCTGGAAAGACTACGAAGACCTAGAGTCATCTCTGTCTATGGCAGAACTAACAGAAACCCTAAATGCCAAGCGTGAGGCAGAGTATAGCGAAAAGAAGTTTCTTGCAGCAATGCAAGGTGTAGACCTAGATAAGCAATCTGGAAAAGAAGATGCTTGGGAAAAGATGAAGGCTAAAGTGTTTAGCGGAGGCCAGGCTGCAAACTCAAACGATATTCTTGCTTATCAGGGTGCCAATGCCTCAAAGGCTGGCTTTGGTATTGGTATGGGACTAACTTACGAAAAACTATAGAACGACAATAGCCTTTTGTGTTATAATAATAGAGACCTTTAAGGGAGGCAAAAATGACAACTACCGTCAACGAAACCAAGACAATTAGTCTTATTGATGGAACAACTATTTCAGTTAGACCGCTGAGAATTTCACTACTCCGTGACTTCATGGACAAGTTTGAAAAGATCGCAGAGGTTGCTGACGACAATGCAAAATCGATGAACCTTCTCATGGAATGTGTACAGATTGCTCTAAAGCAGTACAAGCCAGAGATTGCTGATGATCTAGCAAAACTGGAAGACTTGATTGATCTTCCAACCGTGTACCAGATTGTCGAAGAGGCTTCTGGTATCAGACTATCCGATGCGTCAATCATCGGGGTCAAATAATAAAATAAAGAAGGTGTTTATAGATGGCTGATATTCAGTCCAATATTAATGTTAACATTAATACGTCTGAAGCCCTAGCAAGTATTAGGACTCTGCAACGTCAGATATCGGCCTTCTATGAATCTATGGCACGTTCAGGTGCTGCAGCCAGTGCTGCAGCATCTAACATGCAGAACAACTTAATAAACACTATCAACCAAACAGGCAAATTCTCTGCCTCAATTAAAACTATAGCAAGCACCACAGAAGCCTTTACGACTTCGCTTGAAAAGAACAAACTGTCAATGGGACAGTACTTCAAGTTTGCTGGTGGTGCCTCAAAAACTTTCGGTAAGTTCTTTAAAACCGAAATGGATACCATCGACAAGGTAGCCAGAGAACGTGTAAAGACCCTACAAACCCAATACATCAAATTGGGACGTGATGCTAGCGGTGCATTAAAGTCTATTGCAATTAGACCACTAACGCTAGACATGAAAGATCTGGGAACTCAAACAGCAATTGCTGCCCAGAAACAACAACTTATGAACCAACTGCTAAAGCAGGGTTCTACAAATCTACTAAACTTCGGTAAGAATACCCAGTGGGCTGGTCGCCAGTTGATGGTTGGTTTCACCATTCCGTTGGCAATGGTGGGTACCGCTGCTGCTAAAACATTTATGAAGATGGAAGAGCAGGCCATCAAGTTTAAGCGTGTATATGGCGACTCCATGACACCAGGAGCAGAAACAGATGCAATGGTCAAGCAGATTCGGGAACTTGCAACAGAGTTTACCAAGTATGGTGTTGCTGCAGAAAAGACTATGGAACTTGCTGCTACGGCTGCTGCTGCTGGTAAGCAAGGATTGGAACTAACTGCACAGGTTAGAGAAGCAAACCGTCTAGCAGTTCTTGGTCAGGTAGAGCAGCAAGAGGCCCTTAGTACCACTATTTCTATTACAAACGCTTTTGGTGTTGCTGCTTCGGACCTTGCAAAAAAGATTGACTTCCTAAACGCAGTAGAAAACCAAACCGTAACATCCATTGAAGACCTAACAATTGCAGTACCAAAGGCTGGTCCTGTTGTCAAGCAACTCGGTGGTGACGTAGAAGACCTAGCATTCTTCCTAACAGCAATGAAGGAAGGTGGAATTAACGCATCAGAAGGTGCTAACGCACTTAAGTCTGGTTTGGCAGCACTTATTAACCCAACAGGAAAAGCAGCAGATATGCTTGCCAGTTTTGGAATTAACGTTAAGGGAATCGTAGAGGCTAACAAGGGAGACGTTAAGGGCCTAGTTGTAGACTTTGCAAAAGCCCTAGACACACTTGACCCACTAAGCAGAGCAAGAGCCATTGAACAACTATTTGGAAAGTTCCAGTTCTCACGTCTGTCAACACTATTCCAAAACGTAATTGCAGAGGGAACTCAGGCATCACGTGTTCTTGAACTAACTGGAAGAAGTGCTTCAGACCTAGCAGCACTATCATCTAAAGAACTTGGAACCGTTGCTGCTTCATCAATGTTTAAATTCCAAAAAGCAGTAGAAGAACTAAAGATGGCTTTGGCCCCTATTGGAGAAATCTTCCTAAAACTTATAACCCCACTGCTTGAGTTTGGATCAAAGGTTCTTGAAAACTTTAACAAACTTGACTCTGGAGCAAAAAACTTTATTGTTGGATTAATTGGCGTTGTTGGTGGCCTTGGCCCAGTTCTTATTATGACATTCGGTCTTCTTGCCAACGGTATTGCTAACATCATCAAGGGGTTCATGCTTGTTAGAAATATATTTACTAAATCTGGAGATTCGTCAAAGTACCTCGGAGATCAAACAGAATACATGACCCAACAACAGTTGGAGGCAGCAGGTGTTGCTGCATCTCTTGAACAGGTACACCAAAGACTAGAGCAAAGATTTACATCAGAAGCAATAGCAGTAGATAAACTTACACAAGCATTACAACGTGCTAATAATGCAAACCTAACTTATATGGGTAGAAATACAGGGGCTGCTGGAGCAAAGCCAAAGAAGTATGCAAAGGGCGTTGTGTCTGTTCCTGGTCCAAAGGGTGCTGGAGATATTGTTCCTGCAATGCTCTCCCCAGGCGAAGCAGTAATTCCATCAAAACAAGCAGCAAAATATGCTGCACTAATTCAGGGCATTGTTGCAGACAACCTTCCAGGATATGAATTTAGTAACGTCGATACTTCAGATGCTAACAGGCCTAGCCAAGCAAGAAGGGCAAAATCTGGTGGAGGTCAAAGCCTAGTAATTCGTGGAGGTGCAGATCAGGCACACTTTGATACAAACGAAAACATGTCCATGACTATACGAGAGATTGAGGCTATGGCGGAAAGCATGGGTAGGGAACTATCAAGTGCTGCTAGAAGAATGTTCGAAAGACTTGCAGCCGAATCTGGACAAGGCCTAGACACAGTCATTAGGGTTTGGAGCGATAAGGTAATTATGTTGGAGGGAGAACTTCACAAGTTATTCACTTCAAATGCAGGAGAAGACAAAGGCCCAGTACCAGTTTCTGCAGTCAAGAGAGTTTTGTCAGAACAAGGTGCAGGAACTTATGCAAAAACAAGAGACACTCTGATCAGCCAAGGAGTTTCTGAATCAGATGCAAACGAGCAAATAGGCTTAATTGAAAAGGAAGTCTCAAGACGTTTAGATGCTCTCGGGGATGAAGCAGTAATAACTTCACAAGAGTTTAATGGATTTGTTGAAAGTGCTCACAAAGCGGTTGGAGAACTAACTAGAAAACTTGGTGAAGCAGAAAGCGATTTGGAACGAGCATATGCTACCATGTCAGAGATTAGAACTTTTCAAGGAAAAGATTCAAAAGGAAAAGTAAATAGATTAGATATCTTTGCTAACGAACCAGGATACCAAAATACAAACGTAACAGCAAAAACAAGAGAATCTGCCAACAAATTATCTGATGGAAATATTCTTCGAAATAGAGGAATGAAAATTACTCAGGATATTGAGGATGCTGTTGGAAAATCTGAAAAAGAGATTCTAGAGGCTTGGGGTCGGATTCCATCAAGAATGCAAGACGAACTTGCAAGCATAAGAAGTAATGCAAAAGGTTTTGCTGATAGATTCCAAGAAATTCTTAAAACGCTGGGAATATCAATCAACACATCGTTACAGACTGGACTATCTGCCATACCTTCACAGGCTGGTGCAAACGTTACCCTTGGCGGTGTAGGGCAGGGCCTGGATGAAGCAATTCAGAGAAACTCTCCTCCAAAAGAAGCAATTAAAATTGGTAGAGATTATGGCTTTGCTCTAAATGGAGCATTAAGAGAACTTATTCCAAAGGTCAGGGTAGCAGGAGAGGCATTTGGAGTAGCAGCAACTACAGGAATGACAACTGTTACCCCTGCTATGAGACAGCATCTAATAGATCATGCTGGAAGAATCCTAAGACCATATCTTGACGCACAAGGAAGACTAGTACCAATAGCAAAGCAGAAAATTGAAATTCTTGACAGAGAAGCGATTGCTGCTAAGAAAGCAGCAGATGCCGAAAACCTAAGACTACTTGCAATGCAGAGAAACACAAACATGTCGCTTATTGCAGCAGGAGTGCCACAATCCCTGATCTCAGATGGACCTGGCAACAAAGACAACTCAGGTAATAATCAAGACAATACTCCAGGCACAGATAAAACAAATACCAAACTAAATAGATTTAACAATAGCCTAAGAACTGGCTCATTCATGCTAACATCTCTAGCAGCAGCAGGAACAATGTCTGGTGGAGTTATTGGAGAAATGTCTACAAAAGTTATGCAATTCTCTGGAATTATTTTTGTTGCCAGCACATTAATGGATCTTTTGGTTGCAGCACAACAAAGACAAATACTTGCTCAAATAGCACACACTAAAGCAATAGAGGCAGGAACCATAGCAGCAGGAACACAAATGAAAACTGGATTTTTGACCACACTGAGCAACTTCTTAATGTTTAGTAGTGGCAAGGCTAAGGGAGGAAAGTTCCTAACAGAGTTAGCATCTAAAACTGTGCCAGTTACTGGTGCTTTTGCAAAAGCAGGCGGTGGCCTAAAGGGCTTTATTGCTGTAATTAAAAATGCTGCTATAAATGTTGGAAAATTTGTTTCTGTTGGACTTAGGTTTATTCCTGTTATTGGTTATATCATAGCAGCAGTTGGTGCCTTTATACTTATAACAAATCTTGTTCGTGATGCAAAAGAACGTGAGCGTCTTGCAACAGAGGGTGTGTCCGACGCTATGATCAGCACAACAGAAGAGTTAAACTCAATTGCTGAAGTACTTGGAAAACAAGAAATAAAAAGTTCAGTAGATAGAATTGGAATTGGACCAGCATCAGAAGAACAGATTGGTGTAATTGACAAACTTAGGGGAAGTCAAGAATTTAAAGACAGATACAAAGCAGACATTGACGCAATGAGGACAATGTCTCAAAGAGAACTTCAGTCATATCAAAACACATTGGCAATTAGTTTACAGGCTACTAATCAATACACGAAAGAAGAAATTGAAGGAGTTATAAAAGCCTTACAACTAGAAGCAGGTAGAACAGATGTTAAACTAAATTTTGCAGCAATTGATATTACTTCAAAAGATCCAGCAATCTTCCAAAGAAGTCTGGATAAATTTGCATCAAATGCAAAGGCTTCTCAGTTAAGTTCTCTAGATGAAACTCAGTCACAAGAAGCAGAAAATGTTGCTATTGCTGGATACTATCAAACCTTTGACTCTGTTAATACTGCACTTGCAACTGGAGCAATAGGTCTAAAAGACTACACAACAAAAATGGATGCCCTAAAGAAGTCCCTGACAGACCTAGGACAGGCAACAGAAACAACTGTTGTTCAAGGAATGATGAACAGTTTTACGGAAGCATTGAAAAAGACTCAACCAGAATTAGCAGAAATGGCCAGCAAAGTCAAGGGTGCCAGCGGTCAATTGTTTGTAATGGATGCTCTAACTTCTGGAGCAATTACAGACATATCACAACTTGCAGAAGTAATTAGAGCACTAAACACACTTGCTCTTGGAGAAATGAGTGTTGATGCTGACACCTGGGCTGCAGCAAATAGAGTTATTGAAGGAACTAAAAAAACTATTGCAGAGGCTACAAAAGCAACAGCAGCATATAAAGATGCTCAAGAAACAAAGGGTAGTGGTGAAAAATCAATATTCCAACAGGCAACAGAAAGTTTGTACGATAACGTAAAAGCAATCAAAGAATCAACAAAAGCATATAGTCTATTGTCCAAAGCAGGTTTGTCGGCATCGGATGCCTTTAAAATTGCTAAAGATCCAATACTTGCAGCAGCACTAGCAACAACAAAAGTTGGAACTGCAAAATGGAAAGAACTAATTGATCGCATACAAGAATTTTTGGCTATTACAAAAACTAGTGGTTTGTCACAAAAAATATCAGAACTTTTTGGAGAAAACCAAAAACTACAAAATATGGAAAAACTTTCAAGGTATCTTCAGCAAACAGGGCTTGACGCAGAACAACTACAAGAAGTCCTAAATGACCCAGAGTTGGCAGATCAACTTTTGTATGCTACTGGAGAAGGCAAAAAAGGATTTGACCAGATCAAAAAAACTGTTGGCTTTATTATAAAAAATAAAGAAATAAAAATATCTCTATTGCCAATAACAGAACAGTTTAAAGAAAAAATGAGCAAAGTGACAGAAGCCTTTAATGCAAAGAAAAATGTTTTAGACATACAGTTTAGAATTGACACCAGATCAAGCCAAGATATTGTCAGGAAGGCACAAGCAGATATTAATGCACTAAACTTCCAAGCGGATGACTACGAGGCAGGCCTTACAAGACTTGAAGATGGCGAAGAGGCTATTAATGAAAAATACGATAATCGTATTGAGGCACTAGACAAGGTGATTGCTGCAAACGATCGCATTGCAAACCAGAATAAAGAAGAACTAAATATCTTCCAGATGGTTGCCAGAGGAGACATTGCAGGTGCTGCAGCAGGCATTGCACAATTGCAACAACAAAAAGCCAAGGATGCTCTTGAAGCAAAGAAAGAGTCTTTGCAGGCTCAAAGAACAAATGAACTAGAGTCACTAACTGCCGAGGTAGTTGTTGATGGACAAAAGGTTCGAATGACTCGTAATCAAATTGAAGAAAACTTAAAGAACATTAAGCAACAAATCTTTAACATTGAGGAAAACACTCTAGAACCAGCCCAAAGACAAATTGAAAAAGCACAAGAAAAATTAGATGCAGACAATGCGTCACTAACAGTACTTGAACTCACAGAAGATGAATGGCTTAAAATTGAAGCAAATATAGACCTTGCAACAGTGTCAACAGTGGCATACGTAAAAAAACTACAAGAAGCACTTGACATTGCAAAACAAATTCCAGGAGCCCTTGACGGAACTTCCGCAAAGGGTGGAGACATTGTTGGCCAACAAGATCCAGTTTTAGAGACAGACTTTGGAAACAATGCAAAAATTAAACCGCAACCTAAGCCTGGTGGCGGTGGGCCTGGTATGCCACCTCCACCTGTTACAGAAGCAGAAAAAGATGAGGTTGCAGCAAATAGAGGATCGACAGAACTAATATGGGGAAAGGGAGCATCCTATTCACAGGTATCCTCCTACCAGAATGATCTTGCCAAGGTTAGAAGATGGGAATCAGGCGACAAATCATGGATGAGCGAAGACAACTATAAAGAGTCTAAGAAAAAAGTCAAAGACTTTGAAATGGAATATGGCAAAAGAGATGTTGTTACTGGAGAATTTTGGTCATCACCAAGACTAAAACAAACATTACTTGATAAAAAGTTGTCAGGTACACAATGGGGAGTACCGTATGTTCCTCCAAATCCGTTTGCAGTAGGCGGTAAAGTAAAGGGCCCTGGTACTGGAACGAGCGACTCTATTCCAGCACTACTATCTAATGGAGAATATGTAATTAGAGCAAATGCTGTTAGGGCTCTTGGTACAGATACCCTGGACAAGATGAACTATGCTGATAAGAACAGATTTGCTGATGGTGGCTCTGTAGGTAGACAAGAGGCTGCTATGGCAGCAAGAGGCGGAGCAAAGCCAAAGAGCAACCCAATTGCAGACATTGCAAAGGCAATTTTCTTCGCACCTCTTGACATGGCAAAAGACTTTAACAGGTCAATAGGGAATGTTCTTACTGGTAAGGGTGATGGTCTAGACTACCTAAGTCTAGCGTCTGCTCTGCCAGCAGGTAGAATAACAAGTTCTGCATCAAAAATTCTTAAATCATTATCTACTAAAAAGGCACCACTGGGAGTTGGCGTTAAAGAAATATCTGGAGTAGAACCCCTACTAAACCCAAATGATAGTCTTGTAAAATCACTTGTAACTGGTAATCTGCTACACGGATCAAAAGCCCAGACAGCAAAAGAGTTTGCCATTAAGACATCTGGTGGATCTAAAGAAAACTGGTTTGGAGCAAATTTCTTTACAACTGGAAGCGAAGAGTTGGCAAATTCCTATGGTGCTGCTATTTACAGAATGCAAATGCCACTTTCTCAAGCACAGAGTTTAAAGATTCTAGACCTATACCCTGGTGCAAAGCCAATCGAGCAACAGTTTCCTGGGCTTGTGGACATTATCAAATCAACTGGTGTAAATTTAAGCAGAGTAGAAGGGCTTAAAGATATTGCTCTAGCGACTAGGTCAAAAGCAGGGGCAAAGTTTATTAATAATCCAAAAAGACATATGGCAATAGCAGATGCCATTAAGTCGTCACCAGAATTAAAGAATATATTAACTAAAAAATTCGGTATTAATGCTATAAGGCATCAATCTGGGCACAACGTTGGTATGGAACAAACTTTTTCTGAAGTTTTTGCTTTCTTTAATCCAAAAAATATAAAAGCAAAATATACTGGCAACATTGAGGCAGAAGAAGCACAGATTGCAGCCGAGGCTGCCCTAGTTCAAAAATGGCTGGATCAAGCAAGATCTGCAAGGAAAAAAGCCAAGGGAGGTCTTGTTCGTTACGCAGATGGTGGATTTGTTGATAGACAAGATACCGCTATGGCTAACAGGGGCAAAAAGTCAAACCCACTAATGGATACCCTCAAGTCAATATTCTTTGCACCTCTTGATATGGCTAAAGAGTTTAACAACTCAATAGGTAATGTACTTACTGGCAAGGGTCAAGGCGGAGACTTCCTAAATGTAGCATCTGCATTGCCAATAGGCAAGGGGGCCAGCCTTCTTGGAAAAGGATTTGGTGCAGTTAAAAGCCTTATAAAAAACAGACCAGGTTCTATTGAGTCTATGCTAAATCGTTCTGTAATCGCTACAAGAATGCCTCACGACACACTTTTGCAAATGCTAAGAACTGGAGATACGAAATACCGTACCGCTTTTGAAACAGGAACTGGAGCAGACTTTATAACTCAAACAGGTCACTTGGCAGGCAAGCCAGATCCATATAACAAACGCATGAGACATGCAATGGAAGAGTATGCCTTTGCAATTGACTACAAGAAAAATACCCTTGAGCAAAGACCAACATATGGATTAATGGCAACTGTTGGTCCAATAAACAAAGCACTAAACGCAATTTCTGGCGGTAAGTATGCAAAGAGATTTAATGAACTTACAAACCCAATGAACACAAAATTAGATCTATATGGGGACATCTCGTTAATCTCTAATAAAAAGGTTCCAAAGCGTTCACAATTTTATGCTGGAGATCTTAGAAATGCGTACTATCAAAATGACGCACACTTCATGTATAGGAAAACCCAAGGAATAAACTTCCCACCAATGCGTGGGGCAAGCCAAGCAGAAATTGCTGGAAATCCTAGTGGCTTTTTAGCCGATAAAGTTAAGCCATTAAATATAGGCGATTCGGTTCAGTTTGCACCATATATTGAGGCATATACAAGAGGCGGATTTGATCTAAGCGAAATTTCTAAAATTTTGGTTAGCAATCCAAACATTCTTAAAACATTGCCACAAGAATTAAAAAAGAGTGGATTAGATATTCCAGTTAAACTATACCCTGGAATAAGATCAAAAGAAATTCTTTTTAAGACTCTAGACTTCCTGGCTGATATAGAAGACAAGGTTAGAGGAAAGAACACACTCAAGTTAAATAGTCAGGATATGCCTAAGTTTGCAGATGGCGGACTTGTTGATAGACGTGATGCTGCAATGGCTGCAAGAAATCCTAACGCTGCCAGAGACAAACTGTTTAAGAAGGGCGGTATTCAGGGATTTGAGGCTGGAATCCAGGGGATGCTATCAGACTTTGGAAAACTTGATCCAGTAAAAAACTTTGCAAATTTCCTAACAGATAAAGGCAATGCCTTAGCATTTGAAACAAGAAAAACTATGGCCTTCCTATCTACGCCAGTTGAAATTCTTGGAGGAAAAGCCAAATCATTTGCAACCATTGCAAGTCAAATATCTAAGGGAAATATTCCTGGAGCAATAGGAACAGCACTTAAATCTGGACTGGGTATTGATACCATTGAGTCTATCGGAAATGCATATTCTGGAGTTTTGGATCCATCAAAACAAAAAGCAACAATGTTTGAGCAGGCTGGTCAAACGGTAATTAGTAACAAACTATTTGGAGCAGGGAACCCAGAATCAGACGCACTTGCTAGAGTTATTGCAGGCTCTCTAAACCTTGCTGGAGACCCACTATCTTATTTGGGTGTTGGAGCAGCAGCCAAGGGAATTAAACTTTCAGCATCTGCTGCTACCTCAGCAGCAAAAATTGGACAGATTGGCAACGTTGTAAAAAATGTAGGCAAGGCAGCAGGATATACACCAGGATTGCTCGGCCTACCAAATGCAGCAGATGTTCAGAACATAGCCTCATTGCTAAATAAGGGAAAGATTTCAGGTGGTGTGGGTAGCACAGCAAAGGCTGAAGACACTTCTTGGGCAGACTTTGACCCATTTGATGATTCATCTGTGGTCCCAACAACAGTGCCTACAATTAGTTTAGGTACATCAAGTCCACTAGATAACGTATTCACATCAGAACCAGTTAGAAAAGTAGTCGATACTGATGCTAATACATCTAACTATGAAGAACTTGCAATGAGCAAGGTAAGAAACCTATTTCACCCACTTAAAAATCCAGAAGGCTTGTCTTACACCTATAAGCCAATAGATCTTATGTTTGGAGACCCAGGCCACATAATTGAAGCAAAAACACCAACTGGAGAATCCGTTGGAAAACTAGAGTGGAAGGCTGACACTGGCGAAATTGACATGGTGTTTGTTGATAGAGACTTCCAGCGTAAAGGTGTTGCTACAGACATGTGGCACATGGCAAATATAGAGGCTTTGAAAAATCCAAACATTTTGCATCCACTACACTCTCCAGAATTATCTGCAACAGGAAGAGCATGGAGAGATTCTGTTGGCGGAGGCATGCTTGAAGACACAATCAATGCAAAGTTCAAGTTTAATAGAGAAAACTTAGTTAATCCACGAGAAGAATATCTAAAAACTATATCTAATAATGCAAACATAGCCGAAAAACTCAAAACCCCTGGAAAGATTATGGACATGTTTGGAATGAAGGGCAATCTTTCTGCATCTGGATTAACACCAGACGAACTTTACACTATAGAAGAATATATTGCACGTCCAGGAAGACTCCACTTTAGTACATTCAAAAACGTAAGAAAAACTGTTGACGACATAATTTCTAAAAATAACCTAACAATTCCAAAGGGTTCAAACCTGGTTCGTGTTACTGGAAACAGAGATGCAGCACAGTTAGCCGAAATGAAGGCTGGAGACAGGTTTACCCTGGATCAGTTCTGGTCTGTAACTTCTGGAGAAGACACAGACTTTTTGGAAGGCATGGCGACTGCATCTAAAGACACAGGCGGAAGATATTCTCTAATTGAAATGATCAATGGAAAGCCTGTTGCTAAAAAGTTCCCACTTATTAAGTTTAACGTTAGATCAGATGTTCCTGGAATTTGGAATATGAACTCTTTGCTAGAAGAGCCTGCCTCAGACGTGATTGATGGACTGCTTGCAAGAGGACAGTCTATGGAAATAGAGTCTATTACTACTGGCATTGACGGACAAAAAATATATAACATTAACTTGGGATCTATTGCAGAAAATTCATCAATTCCAGAACTTGGGCTAAACGAATTTAGCACTAAAAAATGGTACGAACAAATGCGTAATGATCCAAGCCTAGATCCAAAATATGCTAAAGATTGGACCGAGCAGGGCTTCATCAAAGAAATGAATAAAATTCGTATGGACGAGATGTCGCCAATTTATCGTGCCAAGGGTGGTATTGTTGCTCCTAAGTACTTTGCCAATGGCGGAATGGTTATGCCTAAGTATTTTGCTAAGGGTGGAGATGTTGTTCCTGCTATGCTTACCCCAGGAGAATTTGTAATGACCAAACACGCTGTAGATAACTATGGGGTAGACAACCTGAGAGCCATCAATAGTGGTGCAGCACCAGGCAACTCAGTGTATAATGGATATAACATTAATGTCAATGTCAGGTCTAACTCAAACCCAGACCAAATTGCAAATGCAGTTATGACACAGATTAGACAGGTTAATGCACAACAAGTAAGAGGTAGTAAGTTCTAATGTCTTCAGCAGCGTACATGTCGGGTAGAAAGAAATACCAAAGACCACAAGCAATAATGTTTGCGAACAATCCAGGAACATTGGTCAATGGAGTATACATTCCAGATGGCTATGAGGTTGGAACAAACCCATCTGAAATCGAAGACTCATCTCTTGCTAATAGTTTTCTAATTCTTTCTGATAATAACAGAGGAGAACTATCATTTTCAAACAATCGTATTGAAAAGCGTGAGCGTATGATCAATGGTCGTATGCGTTCATATCACATTGCAGACAAACTAAACTTGTCAGTGCAGTGGAACATGCTTCCATCTAGGGCCTATGGGGCAAACGCAAACTTTGATACCGAGACTGGAAAGTCTCCATATGTTGGCAACGCTGGAAGACCAAACTCGGCAGATCTTGAATTCACCACAGATGGTGGGGCAGGCGGTGTAGAGTTGCTAGACTGGTATAATAATAATACTGGCTCATTCTGGGTTTATCTTGCCTACGACAACTATAAAAACTTTGAAGGTGTAGAAGGAACCTACGGTCGCCTAGGACAATATAACGAAATTATTGAAGTATTCTTTTCAGCCTTTGACTACTCTGTGCAAAAGCGTGGAGGAACTAATCACGATTTCTGGAACATCTCTTTATCTCTGGAAGAGGTATAATGTTTTACGACAATCAACTACAAAACCATCTAGAGACTTCATCATCGCTAAAGATTGATTCGGCAGTCATTGCTGAATGGAATATGAACTTTGCAGAAAACATTGACAAGGTTGGTAACTATCGTTTTCGACCAGGGTATGAAACCCCATCATCAGTCAAGTACGGCATTATAAATAACACCTATGACCCACAGGACAATGGATACTTCTACACAAATGCTACAGACGCAGACGTAATGATTGACGGTGGCTATGAAGACGAAAACACCAAGGGCACACCGTTTAAGACAGTTAAAGAAAAAGAGAAGATGCTGTTCTCCCTTGAAGACTGCTTTGGAAGATTCAGACCAAGATCTGGCATCAACAAACTAAGATTCTTCAGAAACACGTATACCCATACATCAAATATCAATATGGCTAGAAGGCCAAGGTATTACATGGCTCACAAGAATGACAAGTTCAAATACTGGTGCTCATTCAGAACAGCATCCTTAATTGGAGAACTACCTGCTGGACAAGAGATTCCATCAACCTCATATGAGCGAGGCATTGCCAATAGAACAGTAAATGGCAGGCACTACATTGATGACGCTGTACCATTCGTGGTTTATAAAGATAGTGTGCCAGCCAACAGACTTGTTATAAAGATGCAAACACACGTTGGCGATATTGATCTAGGCTCATTCACCAACAGTTCTGGTAACTATGACGATCCATTCTATGGAGAAGAAAACAAAAGAACTCCAGCAAGATGGAGCATTCAGTATCTAGAAGATAAGAGTTGGACAACTGCAATATCGTTTAACGAAAATACCACAAGACCAGACGGCACACCGCTAATTGGACCAGACGGATACTTAGAATTGCAATACGGCCTGATCGTGCCAGAACAGTTGAGAGGCATCTTTCTAAACGTAGGCTCATACACCTCAGAAACATTGTTGCCAACAAGGTCAACAAATGGCTATGCCTATTTTGTTAAAAGTGATTCTGGAACTCGTGGTAAGTTCTATGTTTGGTTAGATAACTTAGATGGCTACTACGAATTTGTTCCTCAATATGGATGGGGACTATATGAACAAGAGGTTGGAACTAACTCAAGTTTTGTAACAGACTTTACTAACCCAGATTACTTTATAGAAAGTGGCAAGACTGTATTCCGAGAGTTTGACTATATCAATGGAGTAAGACTTGTCGTAGAAACAATGAACAAAGAAGATGCAACGTTTGACCTTATTGAAATATCTCCAAGACTTGCTGCAGACATTACCGATAGAACAACTAGTTTTAACATTAAGAAACCAGCATCAGACCTTGGCGTAAGCGGTATGCCAGTAGGAGACCTTCTTGTATCTACAGGAAACATAGAGATCTTTGACTTTGATGATGCCTTTAATGAGAATAGTTCTACCAGCATTATTGGTAAATACTCAAACCACAACCTGCAAATTAAGTTTTACGAGCAGGTAAAGGATGTTCCACAAATTGACGGTAACGGAGACCTTGTTGGTTTTGCAAGTTACTTTATTCCAATGAAGACTATGTATGCTGATGGATTCCCATCTGTGAACTCAGGGGATAGAACTGTAAAAATTGAATTAAGAGATATGTTTATAAAGTTTGAATCAACCATAGCACCAGAGGTTGTTATTAGAAATGCTTCTGTAAGTTATGCAATCTCTTTACTTCTTGACAACATTGGATTCTCTAACTATGTCTTTAAGCGAAATGCTAACGAAAAAGAAGTTACCATTCCATTCTTTTTTATTCCACCAAACACAAGCGTGGCAGAAGTTCTAAAGTCTATTGCCATCTCAACACAGACTGCAATGTTCTTTGATGAATACAACAACTTTGTAATGATGAGCAAAAACTACATTATGCCAACAACAGAAGAAAGATCTACGGACATGACCCTGATCGGCACAAACGACCAAGAAAAAAGTGGCATCGTAAAGAACAAGTTGATTAACGGAAGAACTAAGTTGGCAAATATTATTCAACTGGCCTCAGAAGAAAACAAAATTTATAACAATGGAAACATTACCTATACAACTAGGTATATTCAAAAAGAAAGAAACTTTTTAACCAATCCAAGCATTATGGAAAAAGATTATTCTTGGAAATACAAGCCAGTACTTCTATGGCAGGTAACCCCAGAAAACTCTAGGATATCTTACAATGACGAACTCGCAACTGAATCAAGTTATGCCCTAGCAGCAGTAGCCCTCAAGAGCAATCTTTCAGCAGAAGTTCCAACGGTAGTTAATAACGTGTTGCAAAACAACGTAATGGACCTAGGTGAATCTGTTTCCAACCTATTAAGATACTCTGGATATTTTTATGCAAATGGTGAAATTATTCGATACGATGCAATTGAATATTCAATTACAGGAAATGAAACAGGGGACGCATCAAGGTCTCCATCATATAACGTTTGGATTACAGATGTTCAGGACTATCAAAGAGAGTTTTCAAAATTAAAGTTTAATGGCAAAATGTATCCTACAGGACTGGTAAGAATCTATGCAGAACCATTCTATGAAACAGATGCAAGTAATCCGTCAATCGTAAAACTTAAAAATGGACCAGTTGCCAAGCATGGTCGCTCTCAATTTGGAACTGGAGTCAGAGACAGTTCTGGAAATTTTGTTCCTGTAAGTCACCCAGCAGGTCTTGATCCATACTGGACAAATAGTTCAACTATGGCTGGTTGCGAAATGCAGTCACAGTATATGTTTACAGAAGCAAACTTTACTGGATCTACAATTGCTGGAGTTGCTGGTAAAGCAACCAATGGAGATAAGTTAGCCCAAAGTGCAGATAGAAAGGGAATACTTAAAAACTACCAAGGAATGTCAAAAAACCAGGTTGAAGAAAATTTATACGAACAGAACATTCCAGGATCTGGATTAGTTCAGGCCTCGGCTTTTGTATTAAATTTGAAAAACTTTTCTTCTAAGGAAAATACAAACAACATTAAGCCAATTAACTTTATTTCTTATGCATACAAAACTCTAACAAATAAGTTTACTCATTTTGGAACTAGGATTAGAATTGCTGGAACTATTGAAAATAGCACAGATAAGATTCAGACAGCAGTAGGGTCATCTACCTACTATGATGTTCTTAATGGATCTAAACAAGAAGCCCTAAGCGTTTCTGGTGGTTCTGGTGGACTTGGAATTCTTGTAAATCCAGCAACAAACAGCGGATACTATTTTGAGTTGGTTGCTCTTTCACAAGAAAACTCACTAAAAGATGTAGATAATGAGCCAATATCTTTGTCGGACATGTTCTTCTATAAGATTAAAAAAGACTCTGCAACTGACAACGCAATTCCAGTTGTTTTATGGGAGGGCGTTGGAAACATTATTATTGGAGACGATAACTTTGTAAATGCTGGAAGAGTAACAGAAACAAGTGTTCTGCCAGACTATGACATTGCAGTAGAATATAAACAACTTGGGTCAGCACTTAGGTTTTATCTATACGTAAATGGCAGATTGCTGACTACCATTGACGATCCAAACCCAGAAACAGATGAAACTGGAAACATTAAACTATACAATAATGTTGCCATGTTTACCCGAGGCACAGCAAAATGTGTATTCCAAAACCTATATGCATTAGGAAACAACTATAGTGACAATACCATGCAAAAGATTGATACTCCAGTAAATAGCGTATTTGGAGATACAGAAATTAACGTAAGCGAAGCACTAAGCAAATACGCTCTAAGTGGTTTTGTTCAATCGGTCTATCTATCTAGCATTAACCCAAATACGCCACCAAAAGAAAATATTTACTTTGAAGAGTTTGGAACTATTATGAGAGAGGCAGCCTACTTCGACATTAAGTATGAGAAGGCATATCCATCATTTAGGTCACTAATTCTTCCTACGTTTAATCGTGTTAAGAGTTATGTCGCTTCAAACTTTACTCCAACAGCATATGGGGCAGAGTTTATTATTTTTAATGCAACGGATAGCACGATTAGCCTAGCAGACGATTCTGAAAACTATCTTCAGATTTCTGGCATAACATTTACTCAGGCCACACAAAATCAACTAAGTGTTGATCAATACTTTAACAAAAAGGGCGAGTTGTCAAACCCATCATACGTCACATCAACTACGGTGGAGTCTCCATTAAAGATTAAAGAGTCATTTAATGATATTAAATTTAGTAGGCAAAAATATGGAATGCTAGAGTTTTCTCTAGATGCTCCGTACATTCAGTCACACGATGATGCATATGACCTTATGGGCTGGCTACTTTCAAAAGTAACAACTCCAAGAAAAGCAATAGGTATCGATTTGTTTGGAATGCCAACGGTTCAACTAGGAGATATTGTTGAGGTAGACTATACCAACAACGATAGTAATGAAGTAGTTTCAAGTTCTTCAAGATTTGTTGTTTACAACATTGAGTATTCTAAAAATGCACAAGGACCGTCAATGACGGTATACCTAAGTGAGGTAATATAATGGCGACTAAAAGACCAAAAACTCCAGATATTTTTGTGGGAGATTCAGAAGACTGGTCTGGTGGAATTAGGATTCCATCTTTTCAAGATCAAAGACCAATAAAAGCAAAACCAGACCAAGGGTCTAATCAGCCTAATGTTTCAATTGTTTCTAGTGGCGTAAAGGTAGCAACGCCAGAAACCTATGAACTATATCCAACATCACCAGAAAAAATTGTCGCTGCACAAATCTTTTTAGAAATGCTTGGCGGTAACGAACTAATTGAGTTATCAAGACACGACCTCATTAATGGTATCAACACCAGATATCAGCCGATCAAAGACGCACAAATTATTGCTACTCAGTTTAATGCCTTTAACATTATTCCATTGCAAGACACCCTTCCAAACTACATGGATAACTTCCCTATTAGGCTTGAAGAAAGGATACCAAACTTTGGATCTGGCGAGAGCAACGTAAATATAGATGCCAATGGTATAATTACTATTGAATTAATTAATCTTAAGCCAGATGAAACGGTAGAAGTAGAAATCCTCTACCAAGGAAAGATACTTAGTGATACAATATATAGTGATACAGGAGAAAGTTCGTGATTACAAATACAGGCAAAAACATTCTAAGCAAGTTTTTGATTAGCCAGGCACCAGCATACGCATCATTCATTGCCATTGGATGTGGGCCAAAGCCACTGCTTGCACCTAGAGGAGAAGACCCAGGCGAACCATTTGAAGACTACTCGGACTACACAGAACTAGACTTTGAGATGCTAAGACTTCCAATTGTATCTAGAGGATACATTAGCGAATACAACGAGTTGACTGCAACTAACGATGAAAAAATTGTTTTTACGGCAGAACTACCAACACAAGAACGATACGAAATTACAGAGGTTGGGGTCTATTCGGCAGGAAGCAATCCAAGTGCCGTAGGGTTTGACAGTAGGATGTTGTATACATTCTCGGAAAATGAAGGATGGGAGTATGGCTCTGGATCACTACAGATACCACTTATATCAGATCTTGATCAGTCCAGCGATGATCTAGATAGCAATACAATCAATGTATCAAACGCAGCATTTTTCTTTACAAGTACAAATCGCATATTTGGTAATGCAAATAGAACAGACAGGTATGAAAGACCGAGAATTTTAAATACCTCCTTGGCAATCGTTGGAGACAGTTCTGAACTTCCGCCACTAGGTATAACTGGAGAGGTTGTTCCAGAAGAAGGGTCTGAATACATAAAATTAACAGGAACATCTGTAAACCTAAATAAGAATGCCCCAACAGACTTGTTAAAGGTGGCATTTTCTGTAATGAACAAAGATGGAAATGACTCTGGACAAATTCCAGACGAGGTTCACATGCTAGTACAGTTTAGGTCTTCAAGTAACGAAGACATATATGCAAACATGCAAATAAGTTTAGGTAATGGAACAGGTGCAGGCCAGCACGATTTTACAACAAATAGATATGTTGTAGTTGCCAAAGAATTACAAGACCTATACTATAAGCCTGGATTCTCCTGGGGACTTGTTGACGAGATTAGGGTTTATGCTTCTGTAGAAGAGTCTGGAACACCATCAGACAATTTTTATGCAGCACTTGATGGACTCAGGCTTGACAATAAAGCAACTCAAAACCCTCTATATGGACTAACTGGATACACTGTTTTTAAAACAGAGAATGCAGAAACAGTAATTAAAAACCAAAATACAAAAAATTATATAGAGTTTAGGTTTGGAATTAACGTAGGAGTTTAGTATGGCTGATATTGTCAAGAAGGTCGTTGTAGAAAATGTGCCAAAAATCTATGGTTCTGGATATACCATAAGGTATAGAATTATTTCAGAAGACCGCAACAGAACATCTCAATGGTCACCAATGCACACATTTGAAAAAGATGTTCCAGTAGATCCGCCAACATCAGTAGATGGAGAAATTGCTTTTATATCTGAAAGACAGGTATCAGCAACCTGGACAGAAACGAATGCAAACTCAGTTTATGAAATATTTATAAACTGGAACGACCAAGTTGACGAAAACCTAGATCTTGTTTGGACATATGCTAGAACTGTATCTTCGCCAACATATACAACCTTAGCACCAGTTGGATCAGAGATTGTATCAATTTGGGTACAGCAACCAACCTCAAATCAAGTCCAGGAACCACTTGCATTAATATATACAGAAAGTGCAGAAAATACCTTTACCTCTTCATAGGTTTGATGGTATAATAGAGATATGGCACAACTACAAGACCCACAACCAGGACAACCGCTAGACCTTGACTATGTATCATCATTGGTTAAGGCCGTCAATATAATTCTTGACAAACTGGCATCGTCTACATCAGTAGGAAACTCTACAGTGGCTACTGCATCAGGAAACGAAGCAGCCAAGACATCTGACCTAGTCTTCGTTGGTGGATATAAAGAAATTTTTGGTACAGCACAATCTGTTACTGCAGGAACTTCCAAAGACTTTTCTCTAGACTTTCCAAATGGAATTACCTTTAAAGTTCCACCTATTGTAACCGCTACGCCATATACCCTGAATTCAACTGACGCAGGTAGAAACGTAACTGTCATTCTTAAGTCTGTAACAACCAGTAAGGTAGAAGGAACAGTTATTTTTAATGCAAACGGTAACGTTTCAATTGGAGTAAACCTTATTGCTATTGGAGTACCTAGGGCATAGTAGGTCTATCATGGCTGCCAATCAATCAAACTCTATTGATAAAAATAGATACAACGACAAGCCTGTAATTCCAGGTAGTAAAAGAGTCTGGTTTCTAAATGGAGATCTTGTCCGTATTCATCACTTAAACAAGTCTAATGGTATTATGTCTGTTTATAATATTATTCAAGACAGAATCGAAAGTTGTCTTATTAATGATTTTAAAAAAAATAGAGAACGAGCCTTTACAGTTGGTGAAACAGCAGACCTTGTAAACAGACACAAGAAGTATATGCCAGACCTAATGAAGCGTGGGGTTATCCCACATCCTACAGGATCTCAAAAAGGCGGTAGCACAGGATGGCAGGTAAGAAGTTATTACTCAGAGTCGCAAGTTCGTGAGATTCGTGATATACTTGCTTCCTACCATATTGGAAGACCAAGGAAAGACAAACTCATTACCAACGATATGACCCCCACAAAACAGGAGTTGACTCGTAGGATGGGAGATGGTATACTTACATATACAAGGACCGAAGATGGACGGTTTATCCCCATCTGGTCTGAATCGATTTAATTGTTCTTGAAAGGAACAGGGTATGAATAACGAAGAAACTAAAGTAACCGTTGGGCTAGGCTATACGCTCAACCTGGGCAATTTCCAGTCATTGAGAATTGACATATCTGTAACAGATAACAAGCGTGATGGTGAAAACACCAACGAAGCATTCGATCGTGTGTACTCTTTTGTTGAGGCTAAACTTCAAGAAAAGGTAACTGAAGCCAAGGGCGAGATCGAAGGCAAGTAATGGCAGAACGCAAAGACCGAATGGCTTTGCTTTCAAGATACTCTAAACTACACACCAAAAAGTTTGAGGCAAAGCCATTATTGAATTTAAACGTAGAGCAGTGGGCAGCAGATGCTCTAATCGAATCTTACACTTTACCTTTCTGCTATGACCTGCTACAATATTACTTTGATGTTGCACAAAGCCCAACATGGAAATATTTTGCAAACTATGCTCACGACATAATTACTAAACGTGAACAACTAGAACTAGACAACAAAGAGAGAGCCGAACGCCGTAGACTGGCCAAGGAATGGTTAAACAATGAGTAATACAGAGGCTAGACTACTAACAGCAGTCTTACAGGACAAACAGGTTCACGTGTTGTTGCAGGCAAACGTAGAGAATCTTTTGCGTACCCACAAGGACATTTGGCAGTTCATTAGAAACTATTCAGAAGCCAACTCCTCTGTGCCACCAATATCCCTAGTGATCGAAAAGTTTCGTGACTTTACCCCAGCCGAGAACATTGGTGCTACCAAGTACCACCTAGAAGAACTTCAGAAAGAATTCCTAAACGACAGCGTTAAAGAACTTCTTCGTAATGCTGCTGCAGATGTTCAGGCTGGACACAGTTCCGATGCCCTAGAAACAATCATTGCCAAGACTTCAGAACTCAAGAAGAACACCGCAACCATCCGTGACATTGATGCCACAGATCTTGATTCAGCGGTAGCATACTTTGAGAACCTAGCAAGACAGCAAGCACTTGGCTCAATAGGTATCAAGACTGGTTTGCCAGGCTTCGACAACTACCTACCTGCTGGAATTACTCCAGGACAGTTGGGTGTCTTCCTAGCGTATCCAGGTATCGGTAAGTCTTGGTTTGCACTTTACATGGCGGTACAGGCATGGAAGCAAGGCAGATCGCCACTCATCATCTCTCTTGAAATGAGCGAGACAGAGGTTCGTAATCGTGTGTTTGCGATTATGGGTGAGGGTCTTTGGTCACACCGTAAACTATCTAACGGTCAGGTTGAGATTGAAGACCTAAAGCGTTGGCACTCTAAGGAACTTGCTGGCAAGCCAGAGTTCCACATCATCTCAAACGATTCTGGTGGAGAAGTAAACCCATCAGTTATTCGTGGAAAGATTGACCAGTATAAGCCAGACCTAGTTATCGTAGACTACCTACAGTTGATGTCGCCTAACCAGAAGTCAGACAATGAGACGGTACGTATGAAGAACCTGTCTCGTGAACTAAAACTTATGGCTATTAGCGAAGAGATGCCTATCATTGCTATCTCGTCTGCTACTCCAGATGACGTTACTAAACTAGACACAGTTCCTACACTAGGCCAGACCGCATGGTCTCGCCAGATCGCTTACGATGCTGACTGGGTACTAGCACTGGGCCGTGCCACTAACTCAGACATCCTTGAGTGCGTCTTCCGTAAGAACCGTAATGGCTTTATGGGTGAGTTCTTGGTGCAGGTAGACTTTGACAAGGGCTGGTATAAGTACAAGGATTTTGAAGATAACTAAAAGAAAGTTGGTTATAATAGAGTGTGGAAAATTTACATCACAAGCCTATTAAGCGGTTTTCATTTAGTGGAGAGATTCACGATGACTCAGCAATTCCAAGATTAAAAACAGAATACGCTAGGTTGTTGAGACAACAAATGAGAGACTCTGGATATGCTGAAAGGCTTGACATTGACTCAGACTTCACAATCAGGTATAATAGAAAAACAGAAACCTTTATATTTAAAATATCAATATACGGAACATACATAGGAAAGAAGAAGATTGAATGCGTAGTGGGGATAGACGGCACAACAGTGATTTATACACAGCCGAACAAATCCAGCGAATCCTTGTTGGATCGGGAATCGACATTGAATCAGAAGTAGATTCTGATTACATTATCTTTTGCCCATACCACAACAATTACCGTTCGCCTGCTGGAGAAATCGACAAGGTAAACGGAACGTTCTTTTGCTTTTCTTGCCATCACGTCGCTAGCCTACCAGAATTCATCATGCACACATCTGGAAGATCTTACTTTGAAGCAATCCGATACATTAAATCTAAAGAAACAGAGACCAACATTGAGCAGATAGTTAGTAAGGCTCTGGTCACTAAACCAGAATATACGCAGTATGATCAAGTTTTAATTAAGCGTTTAAATCAGCAAGCATTAGATTCCCCACGTGCTATGCGTTACTACTCTGGCAGACTTGTATCAGAAGATTCCGTAAAGAAGTTTAGCCTAGGTTTTTCCGAAAAACAGGACATGGTGACTATCCCAGTGCACTCCCCTGACGGCACAGAGGTTGGCTTCGTTGGAAGATCAATCGAAGGCAAAGACTTTAAAAATACTCCAGGACTTCCTAAGAGCAAGGTCCTATTCAATCTACACCGTGTAAAGACATCAAGCAAGGTCTATGTTGTCGAATCATCATTCGATGCTATCCGCCTTGATCAGTGTGGCTTTCCAGCGGTAGCGACATTAGGTGCCAACGTATCTAATTTCCAAACAGACCTACTACAAAAATACTTCAATAACATTATCGTTATTGCAGACAATGATGAAGCAGGCGGTAACATGAAGACCAAGATCGTAGAGCGTCTTGGCTCACGTGTTACTGTTATCAAACTAGATAAACAATACAAGGATATTGGCGATATGTCAGATGAAGATATTAAAAATCTTGACGAATCATTTGACAAGGCTATCGCTGCTATGCTACAATAATAAACCAATATAAAAGGAGAACAACATGAGTATCATCAGAGGGCTAAAAGATATCAACGCAATACTAGATAAGCCAAAG